TGTACTCGCCCTTGATGTGGCTACCCCGCTCGATGACAATTTAACGTTCCATGTTGCGGTCGCTATCGTCGCTCCGTTCTTCGTGCCTATGGTCGAGCCAGCCGTTAACCAAATTAAACGGGCCGTTGCGGCGTGCCGTCCGTTGGTCTTGGTGTTGACCGATGTTTCAACTACTAATAAATCATAGTCGCCTACACCCGAAACGGAAAAGTCCTTATTGATAGTCGCAGCTGTGGTCGATGATGTTGAGATAGTTCCGCAGTCTTTCGTACCGAGTAGAGTCCAATTTGATGAACCTCCACCGCCTGAGTACGTTCCTGTTACTGACCATATGTTATTCGCTCCGTCGCTAATTGAGATGGTAGTTCCGCTCTTTATGTTCTCGGCTGTTAGGTTGGTCTGCGATACTGGAGCAATCGTCTGCACTCCTGTTAAGTAAGTACCGCTTGCTATGGTCTGCTGTGTGGTAGATGCTCTGTATGTCGCTGCACCTTTTGTGGTTACGCTTGCACTTAATGAGACTGAACTGTTACCAGCCGTTCCGCTTGATACATAACCAGCCGTAGTGACGTTCGGTGTGACGCTTACGGTCTTGGATAATGTGAGTGTGTTCGTGCTTGTCGATACCGTTGAGCCTGTTCCTGTTATGGACGATGGTGCTGTGACTGATCCCGACGGCATTGCATTTACTGTGACGTTTACCGTGTCGAGTCCGTCATACCCATTATCAGCCGTTACGCTTTCGGTCTGCTGTGTTGTGGTCGGTGTATATGTTTTCGATTTGGTCTGTAAACTTGGCGAACCGCTCGGAACTTGTACGTTTACGCTCGCTAAATTCGTAACGTCTATGTTGTTTGCGTTTGCGGTTATGTTCTGACTGCCCGATACTAAATCACTCGCACTTACTGTGGTCGAAGCTCCTGAAACCGTACCGCCTGTTATCCAGCCTGTCTGATTGATGACGGATGACCGTATCGTCTTGGAATGGTTCTCGACCGCACTCACCGTTAACGCTGGAGTCCCTGCCGTACCGCTCGGAACTACTACATTCTCAAATCCATCTAAATCGTAATACCCTGCGTTGTATGTACCGCTCCCGTTCACGGTTAAATCATCGAGCCATACAGGGTTCGGTGCGATTTCATAAAATTGAGCCGTGCCGTTATATCCTGTTGGAATATTCAGGTACTGATAATCGTTTGGTGTTTTAGAGGATGTTACCTGTGCCTTATACGTTCCAGTAGATGTCGAGGCGGCTTGGCTTGGCAACGTCATAGATGGCATAGCATTGACTGTTACGGCACCCTCCATCATATAGTTGGAACCGCCTACGGTTTGTGATGAAGTGGACGGTGTGATGGTGGTGCCTGATGGGACGGCGTTATAAGAGTAATAAGATGTATAATTGATGTCGTCTACCCAGCCACCGCTCCCGAAGTCGAGCCAGCCTCTTGCACGCCATTTTCTCTTGTTGTTCTGTGTATAATATTCTGTGTCTATTCCATCATCGCCTAATACTCCGCTTGGCATTGCTGATACGGTTACGGCACCTTGTAGCATAAAGTTTGCTCCACCGATTGTCTGTGAAGATGTTGAAGGAGTTATCGTGGTACCGCTTGGTATCGCCATTTTGGTTATCGGCTGGTCTTGATGATAGCCATCTGGTAGCCAGCCTTCCTTGTCGCCTTGCGATACATCAACCTCTATAAAATTTGACGCTCTCCACTTAAACTGTCCGTTTTCTGTGAAATAACTCTCGTTACCGCCGACAAAAGGCTCTGCTTCTGGTACCGTTGCCGTCGCATAATTAGTAACGTCTGTTGATCCGCTCTGCGTGATGTTTTTATTACCGCTTACTAACTCGCTTGCCGATACGGTCACGGCTGTTCCTGTCTTGGTCGAGCCTGTTATGTATCCGCTCGTATTGGTAACAGACGGAGTTACTGATATGGAGTGATTGCTTACCGCCCCTTTAGTTGCGGTCGGTATCCCTGCTGTTCCGCTTGCTACGGACTTCGTTTTCTGTTCCGCATAGTATCCAGCAGGTACGGTCACGGTAGCACCGCTTGCAGACAGGTCGGTCTCATCTCGCCTCGGTACGTCACTACCGACATATTCAGAGTCTATCGCACCGACTGTGACTTCGGTCATATATTTACCGCTCGTATGAGTCACGGTCTGTTCTGACTCGGTAGGATTGACTGACTTCGTCTCGGTCTGTATCGCTCCTATCGTAACGTCATCAGTCATCATCAAGCCTTCGGTCTCAAGCGTCTGCTCCGTTTCGCTCGGTGTGACTTCGTATGAGCCTGTGTACTCTTCGGGGTAAAGAGGTATCCCTGACTCGACATTGAAATTGACAGGTGTCTCGGTTATGATCCTGAACCTTTGTGAAGTTTCCTGTACTTTTAACCGAATCATGCAATGACCTCATCTAATAGATTACGCATGACAGGTATCGTCTTTATATCTGTGGCTGACCTTACTCCGCTGGAGATCCAGTTGACCTGAATAGATACGGTGCGGTTGAAGTCGAATGACCCCGACTCTGTCTGTGTTAGAGAGAAGTCTATCTCCGTGTCTGTATTTTGACCTACTGTTACCGCTTGGATGATTAAGTCGCTGCCGGATTTCGTCAGTTCTTTCTGCCCCTGCTCCAACGTCACATATACATCGTATCCTGTTAAGTCTATGCCCTCTACCATGAGCTTGATGACTGGTGTGGTATAATTTATCATTGATTCCTCCATAACAAAAGACACCCCGAAGGGTGCCCCTGTGAAGTGATTGATTCATATTTTGTCACTTAATATATATCACATAGTATATGGTGTAAAATACCTTAAAAGTGAAATTTTTTTATTTTTCTTCCATAGACTCGAGAATCTCTATCAATAATTCTCTCATGGCATCTTTTATTATTTCTTTTCGATTGACCAGCTTCCTCTGATATTTATGATTCTGCTCATAAACTATATGAAGTTCATTTTCGAGATCTCTTATACGTTCAAGTGCTTTCATCCGTCCGCTATTCACCCCGGCAAGCTCTTGGTTTATCTCTATCAGTTCCTCGATGGTCTTATTCGCTTTCTCCAGTTCTGTCATAGTTCTCTTTTAATTCTTCAATTAATAATTTTGTCAGTTGTTCCTCTGTATGTACCGCTTCGGGAATTGTGATCCGTTCGATATAATTTCCTTGTATATCTTTGCGGAACATTACTGCGTGATTTATGTCTTTTGTAAGATGGCATTCATCGTGGCAGTTATCACATTTTCGTCGGTCGCATATATAAAGTATTTGGTGTATCGGTTCGAGACCTTCTTTCTCTCTTAATGAATTAATCGTCATCGGTTCTCCTTTCTGTCACTTCTCCTATTCGCATCACATAAGACGGAATATCAATATTTGAAAATTTTTCGCCACCTACGGCAAACGCAATATCGTGAACATGTTCAATAATCTTTGCCATTGATTCAAGGTCGGTTTCAGTCCCATTACCAAAACCATGAACAGCGATGTAATAAATAGCGGACAACCTCTTGCCGATTTCATTTTTATTCTTTTCGGTAATCAACCTCATCGGTTCTCCTTTCAAAATCCTTAAACTTTTCTTCAAGTAATCCTACTCTCCATAGTAATTTTTGTATCTCGGTCTTTAATGTTAAAAATTCATTAAATATATAATCGTCTTTCCCATAAATATAATCACTTGAAGTAGCCGTTCTTGTATTTCTAAAATCAATATTATCTTCCCAAGGCATTCTCATCGGTTCTCCTTTCTCCGTGGTTTCTTATCCAAGTCTCCTTATTCGTTTCGCTGATTTTCTTCTTGGTTTCCTCTGGCATTTTTCTGCCTCTTAAAGCCTCGGCTTGCTTTTCTCTTGCCGTTCCGTATGTTACGTTGTACTCGTTAGTACACCACTCAAGATTTTCGACAAAGTTATTGGTCTTATCCTCGTCTTTATGGTTGATTATCGGGTATCTGTTAGGATTATCAATGAAGGCTTCCGCAACAAGTCTGTGAACATAATATGATATGGATTTTCCGTCCTTTGTCAGCGACACCATCTTATATCCGTTATTGTGCATCCATTGCTTTAATTGGCGAGCCTTGACTTGCTTCTCATACGCTCTGCCATTATCATTAACCTTTACCATCCTCTCAACGGAGAACACTCTGCCGAAAGAGTCCACTTCATAGTATCCCTCATAGCCTTTAATCGGTTTCCTTGCAAGGTCTATCTCTATTAGTGGGCAGTCATCTCTTACCGAACGGATATTGTCTATCTCTTTCTCAAGTATGACGCAGTACGGAACAACGTATTCGCTTAAGTCAACTTCAATAGGACCGTCCCACGGTATAGGCTTGTTTACTAAATGACAACTTGGACACAATCCGCATATCCTCGGCTTCTCCATATTCGCTATATATACTCCCATATTAGTCCTCCTATAAAAAACTCTCTTGCCCATTAAACCGAGTACACCATATATGACAGACGTTATCTATCAGCATCGAGATCGTGTTCTCTGGTCTGCAACGGTAATAGCATCTTGGATCTCCTGATACAGGAAACCCTATACCATCATCTACGAAGGCGTCGCAGGTGTCGCACCCCGGCTCGATTTCCGTCCAGTCGGGTATTGTTTTACTCTTCACCCTATCACCTCCGCTCTCACCCTATACGGTACATACTGCTCGATTCGTTTTAAGTCATCCGGGGAATCCACGTCGCAGGTGTAGTCATTGATCTTTGTATAGCTGGTATAGTCTATGTCATTCAGTTTATGAACGGTGATGACCTGCCATAATTCCCACATGATGGGCTTTCGTCTGAACATTCCCTGCCTGTAAAATAGTTCCGTCATTTTGATCGCATTGCGGAGCCTGTTCTGATCTTTTACCTTTAATGCGAAAGGCTCTGCCCACGGCTTTATATAGTCATGGGTAAAAGGCGGTGCTGAAGCGAAAAATTCTATATCATCTGTCTCTGTCTCGACTATCTTCTTTATGGCTTCGGGGCTGAAGACCACGTCACCGAATATATAACAGGTGGGTGTGTCTGTCGGGTAAAAGCAGTCTGTCCAGTATCCGTTATTGTCTCCGTTTCGGTAGCCTTCGTATTTGTTTGTGTGGTATAGCACCGGGGCGTATTTCTCGAAGTCGGGATTATTTGATGAGATCAGAATATCGTTCTTGTCTACCCCTGCTTCAATTAAAAGCCGTATAGTTCTTGCGACTATCGGTTCACCGTGTATCGGGAGAAGCTGCCGAGGGATATTGAACCTTTTATATTCTCCTCCGCACATTATAATGTATTGCATTTGATCCTCCTGAACTCATTTAAAGCCTGTCCGTGCATATAGCTTTGAACGTGCTTTGAATCGTATCTCTCTTTTCGTCCATCAGATACTCTGTCGGTCACGTCTTCCCAAGTTAGTAATAAAATATATCTTGAGTATAAAAGCTCCTTATAGGTAGGTGTCTCCATCTTTTCTATCTCTTCAGCTATCGTCTGTCGCTTTAATTCGGATTCTATGATAGCGTTCTGGAGTCGGGTGCGGATCGCTGCGAGCCGGATGGCTGTCTCCTGGGTCGGATTTCCTGTCCTTGTCCCTTTCGGCATACCGTCCAGCTCGAGCGACTTCTGAAGGGAGGCTTCTATCTGTTCTATCCTTTCCTTATACCTCTCGACCTTACCGCAGAGTGTCCTGTACTGTTTCAGATATTCTTTCGTGGTCATCATACCCTCACATACTGTGTCTGCTTTTTTACTACTACGGGCTTCCATTCCTCGTATGATTTGAAGAACGGACATTTTTCTCCGTATTTACAGAAGGGATATTCCAGTCCGTCGCAGTATTCCGTTAAAGTGAAGTAGTCTCTGTCCCCTTTTCTCTCTGCTCTATATAAGGCACAGTTCATTCTCATCATCATCGTCTTCATTGTTATAATCGCATAAATCGCAGTCTCCGGGACATACTCTGTTATCGCATTCCTCGGTCCATCTCCATAACGAACAGCTCATCTTAATTCCTCCAGTATCCTGAACGGATCTTCGGGTGCTGACCATTCCATGCAGCCGTTGTGGAGATCCCTTAATAGCGTCAGTACGTCGTCTTTTTCCTTGTCGGGGAGTTCCATCCTTTTGACTGTTTTAATGGTCTTGATGATCTTCTCCTCGAAGGTCTTGGTCTTTATAGTGTCTTTTTTAACAGTTACCATGTCTCCTCCTCCGTGACAGCTGACCTGTGGCTGCGAGCTTTTTTCTCCGATTCTCTATATCGTTCTGGACTCGGTTTTCTTCCTGACGTTTATATTTCTCCTCACGGAAGAGTTCTGATTCCTTTGTGAACTTCTTATATCTGTCACATTCTGCGTGACATCCTAAATATCTCGTCTCGCAGTCTTTACAGGGTGCAGTCGGTTTCTTCATATCTGTCCTCTTAATTTGATCCGTAAATCATCCATATCATTAATAACAATATTAGATTGATTTACTTTATTTTCTTTTACTTTATTTTCTTTTACTTTGCTTGCCAGAAATCCGCAGTTTGTCGGCAAATTGTCGGCATTTTGTCGGCATTTTTCCGTCATTTTGTCGGCATTTTTCCGCAGATACATTCCACGCTCATCTTCATAGAATTCCTCATGGAATATTTTCTCAAACCTTGACTTCTTGCCCCTTTCGGGTTCTTATTATTCAGCCGGAAGTGTGTCTCAAGATAGAGCCAGTCCTTGACCTTGATGATGTATTCCTTATCTATCAATAGTTCAAGGTCTTTCGGCTTCGCCTTCGTGATTGCCATTATCGAGGCGAGGTTATCGACGAATCCGAGGTTATCCGTATCTTGATTGATATAGATATACAAGACCTTTGCGGAGTTCGGCAGCGACATGAAATTATCGTTTTTCAGCACATCTGTCGATATGCACCTCTCCTTACCCATTTGCCTCCTCCAAGTAATAAGCTGTTACGGTGGTCAATACTCCGTCCTGGTCTCTGACCTTCCTCGGCTGGGTGCCGATGTCATAGCCCCATTTGTTGCGGAGATCCCACACCCTTGCGGAGAGTCTTGAGACTCCGCAGTATTTGAATGCTTCGAGTGTTGTGATGGTCTTATATGTCCTCATATAGTTAAGGATTTTTCTGCATTGTCTGTCCATTTGTCCCTCCTTTAAAATGGTATGTCACCGTCTATCTTGTTGAAATCCGGCTTCGGTTTATACTCTAAATATTCGATATGGTCTGCTATCAGGTCGGTTGTATATATGGTCTTGCCGTCCTTCTCATACTGACCTGTCCTTATCTTCCCCATAACGGCTATTTTTAAGCCCTTGCCTGAATACAAGGCGAGGTTTTCAGCTTCTGATCCGTATACCGAGATTCTTGGGAAGTTGGTCTTCTTCTCGCCTTTGACATATTCGTCTACCGCCACCACGATGTTTGACATGGCGGTCTGCGTGGATGTGTATTTTACTTCAGGGTCTTTCGTCAGTTGCCCTGTTATAATAAATTGATTCATTTCTCCTCCTTCAGCCATCTGTACTTATCATATACCCTATCCTCATCGGGAAAGTCGGGATACCACCGCTCGAGGTATTCGCTTATCCAGTCGCCTATCTCCTTGCGGTGGAATCCGTTATCGAAGTCATGATGACATTTTAAACATAGTGTCACGATATTCTCCTCGATTCCGAGACCGCCCTGCGACCGTCTTATATAGTGAGCGTTCGGTATGCCCGGCTCACCGCAGACGATACACTTTCCACCGTCCCTCGCATAGACTTTCCTTTTGACCTCCATAGGTATTTGTGTTGCTTTGGTCATCTTATGACTCGAACGGGTCTTCATAGGAATCCATCTTTCTCTTGTATCTGTTCGGATATACCGCTTTCAGGTATTTGAATATCCCCCAAGGGTTTACATATGAGGGTGTCTCGATAGCATCAAAGACCACTTTTAAAAGCGTGGCTCCCTCATTCTCGTAGAGATCCCGTTCCCTGCGTAGTGAGTCTATCTCACAGAGTAATGTGTCTATGTATTCGCCTGTTGTCATCATATGCCTCCGTTTAATATGCTCATTGCCTTACCGTATTGTTTTGCGGTCATGCCTTCAGGCTGCTTGTCCCTGTCGAACCCGACTAATTTCAGGAGCTCGTCTATTTCCATGCCTTTAGACCTCGCACTCGCTATCAGTCCAGCTTTCTCTATCGGTGTGGCGAGTTTGTTGCCCTCTTGGAACAGTTGAGCGTTCGTCACTTCCTCATATGAGGCTATTGAGGTATCTATTCCTATTCCCAAGAATCCTAACGCCCTGCCGACTGCGGATGTCTCGCAGTTTTCTACCGCAGAGGTGCGGTTGATGTTTGATGATCCTCTGATCTCCTCGGCATACCCTGTGGCGAGTAATACTCCGTTGACAATTATCTTTGCTTTGATTATAATATTGTCAGCGGAACTGAAGAGTTCCGTCTCAATCGTCCCATCTGGGACTAACATTCTGAATGCCTTGACTCGTTCATTGACCGGGATATACTTCTTGCCTTTTATATCCATGGTATTGAGTAGGGCATTTATTTTTTTGATGTCTTCGTAGGTCATTTCTCCTCCTTTAATAAATTTCCTTTATAGCTTCAACTATCTTGTCTTTTCCATAGCCGAACCGCTCGCTGACCTCTGCTATGACTGAATCAAAGTAGTCTATTATGAGGTCTACGCAGTCGGCACAATAGTCGCTCTCGCCGGAGTGGTATTCTCCGCAGAGCTGACAGCGTTCTGCGGTGTCCAGTTCGTCGCTTCTGCATTCAGGACACACGCTGATGTGGTGTGTAACTGGTCTTCCGAAGTATTCTGATGTGAAGTCATCTTCATAGTCGGGGTAGTCAAAGACCGCTCCGCAGTTCAGACATTTATACATCTTTTTCCTCCCTGAATACCGAGGGGAGCATTGCGATTATAACGTCCTCGCTCCAGTCCTTCGGTATCCCTCGTTCAGTCGCTTTTTTAACGGCTTCCTTCAGCTCGTTCAACAGAACGGTGTAGGAGTCGAGTGCATCATTTCTTACCATAGATCGCCTCCGCTATTGCTGCGACTATAAGCACACCGAATATCGTGCCGAAAAACCACATCATTTTCCATAATCCCATTAAGATCTCCATGTCATTCCTCCTTGAATAATTCCTCGATAGGTGCCTTCATATACCTCGACAAGGTTTCCATCTCCAGCGGTGAGAACGGTGTGTCCCCTCTCCTCCTGTGGTAGGCTTTCCATGGTGTGGTCTTCAGTAAGACCGCCATGTCCTCTGTCTTCCAGTCCAGCTCCTTCATTTTTTCTTCCAATAACGGATACATTGTCCCTCCTTTCCAAGTAGTAAGAATCACACGCCCTTGAGTCGGCTTTAACTTTACGTCCGTGGCAGACCGTCCATTTTACCCTTCCGTCTGTGGGTCTCTCATAATATGGGCAGTCTTCACATTTTGCTCCGCATCCGGCTTCCTCAAATAACTGGGCTATGGTCTTCTCCTCTTCGTAGATGCGTTCGGTGTAGATGATGCACCCTTCGTACTTCCCAAAAATCTGTATCTCGGGATCGGGTAAGCCTTTCAGGGTCTCGTTCATCTTCTTCTCGAACTCTTGCCCTGTGGTCGCTTCGATAAATATAGTTCTCTTTTCCTTTCTCATGGCTTCCTCCTATAAAAAAATCGTCAACCACATTGTGATTGACGAAGTGTCCCGAGGTCTACCCTCCCCTGCAAAAAAGCTGTTTGTTATGATTTTAGGATTAGTTGCAGGTCTTTTATTTAGGGCACCCTTCGGTGTCCCTCATCAATCACTTTACTATATTATATATTATTTATTGCGATTTTGCAAGTATTTTCTAAAGAAAAAATGACGGTTTTTGACCGTCATTTCCCCAATAGTTTATTCAGTTTGTCGAGTTGCCTGATGATGATGAAGTTCTGCTCCATCAATGTTCTTTGATATGCGACTTGTAGCTGGTCTTCAGGTTTTGCTGCCATGCTCAACTTTAATCCTGTCTCCATCAGCCCTGTCCCGGCAAGTTCCGTGACTATCTTCCTTGCGGACTGGATGTCCTGCGGATCAGTCAATGAATCAAGACCGTATTTCTCGAACAGTTCCTGTTCCTTCCTTGCCTGTTTATCATCCTTTGTCTCTTTTTCCTTGAATAATGCCATAATCAATCACCTCCTCGCCTATTCTATCATATTTGAGGTGAAATGTGAAGAGAGAACACACGTTCAAGGTCGAAAATCGACGATTTCAGCGAGTTTTGTTAATAGATCGATATATTTATCAAATAAAAAAAGAGCCTCCGCAGAGGCTCAATGAAAAAGGAAAGGAGAAAAGGGGGATTTTGGGTGGGGAGTGTTCCTCCCCATTATGAAAACACTTACCCGGAGGCTTGTGATTCATCCTTTATTATGCCGACTTGTGCTCCAAGTCAGTAATTCTTCGGTTTACCTCTGTCATCTGTTCTTCGATGATGGGTACCCTTCTCGCAAAATTATTGTGTTCTCTGACTTCGCGAGTCAGAGCATCTATTTTAGTATCTGTTACTGCATCATGTTTATTATTGGAAGCGAGGACTCCTAAAAGGGTAAGACCGCCTGTTATCAGTGCTACGATTATTTCCTCTGTCATTATACTCACCTCATATTCTGAAAGCGTTATCTTTCTGCTTTCCTGAACGGGAGTCCCAGTTGACGAACTTTCCTCCTGTTGCTTGGAGCTGGGTCTCGTTCTGATAACCTGTATGCATTCCCCATGTGTAGAGACCTGCCTCCCCCACTACACCGTGGGCTTTGCAGATTGATTTCCATTTTTTAGCGTATTTTATAAATTTCTGTTCTGTTATCTTTATGTCGGTATGCCAGTCTGTGGCACAGCCTCGTAAGTGGTTAGAGGTTTTGATCCCTCCCACCTTTTCGTTCTGGTCTTTTGTCCTGAACCAAGAATTGACATAAATAGGACGCTTGATCCATACACGGAACTCTTCCATCATCTGACATTGTAAGTATGACTCCATCGTCATGATGGCTGCACCGTTGCCTTTCCCGGCATACTCGTCTTTGGTAAAATGCTCTGTCACATTCCCTTGCCAGTATATCATCATCTTTCTGCTCCTTTCATGGCGTTCAGGGTCTTGGTAAATACCACACCGTCAACAGGCACCTTCAGGGACTTCTGCATCTGTTTTACTCTCTTGAGAGTCAGCTTGCCGAAGTCACCGTCAATTTTTAAAGGTTTTATTTTCCCTTTATTGATGGAATCGGCAAAATACCAGTTTAAGTATCTCTGCAATCTTTCGACCTGCTCGCCTTTCGACCCCTTTTTAAGAGGAGCGTTTATGACGGTATCCTTGAATCGGTAGATATTGACGTATTTCTTGCCCTTTGTGTTTAAACGGTTAGCGAGGTTATTCGTTGTCTTGCCGTAGTAGTGCTTGGCACTCGCCTCTTTTATCTTGCCCTTATAGACAATGCAGATATGTCCGTGGCGACCTGCGAGATCCTTTCGGTATATGATGATGTCACCGTCTTGGATGTCCTTGACCTTCTGCAAGCGTGACTCCATCCATCTCTGCTGCTTCCATAATCCGGCAGGGAAGTCGGGGTCAAGACCTGAAGATCTGACGCACGTCCCGACGAACACGTCACAGCTTGCCCCTGCCCTGCTCCATGCGTTCCAAAATTTAAAGCCATGGTATACAGAGTCCATGGCTTTTTTGAATGCGACTGTCGGTGATCCGTTCGGGTAGTCGGCTTTTGATGTATTAGTGGGGTAGGCGAGCTCGTTGGCTTTTGCTCCTAACTTATCCCCATTGTCTATCTTTCGTGTGACTACGGGGTATTTGCCTGAATATTTCATTCCTTATCATCCTCCGTGTCTTCGTCCTCGAAGATTATGCCGTTCTCCCTGTCTTCATAGTATTGCTTTGTGCTTATACCTAAAATGACACCGAAAAAGGTCACTAATGCAGTTATCGTGCCGACTATCTGCTCACCGTAGGGAAAGCCCCATATACCGCTCAAGGCAAAATATAGTGTTCCGATGGCAGGTAGTACGATGGTCGTTAACCACTTTAACAGATCATATGTGTTGTTTGAAATTCTCATTTTTATCTCCTATCGTATCCTCATAACTTTTATATACCATTCGGCATTTAATGAACTTCCACTGCTCTGGAGTCCCATTAGGCTCAATGTGTCGGTTGTGTCTACGATCAGTATGAACGTGCTTGAAACTCTTGTACTCCAAGAGGACGAGGGATTCGCCTGTACTAATACAGATGATTCCGTCCTCCCTCCTGAAGATGTCTTAAATGACAGTCCTCGGTATCCTGTCGCATTGCCTGTATAGTTGATGCTTGCCGTAGCTATATATCTTCCAGCGGGGAGAGAAAAACTCGATCCTGTTATGTCGGTGTAGGAAGTGCTATGTGCTATTGATGATGTACCATTGTGTGCGTCATACCACCCTATTGGGGAGTTGTGATTCTCCAATGTAAGGTTGCCTGTCATAGTATCGCCCGACAGTTTGACAAAAGCATAGCCCGACGACTCACCGCCCGAAGTGCTTTCAGTAATGCCTAAAGCCTCGGCAAGTGATGTAGACAAGTTACCCAATTCCATCGAATCAAACTTGCCCTCTAACACATTCCAAACGGTCTTTACGATCTTAAAGTCCCCACTCATTTCGTACATCGGGAATTGTACTTTTATCGTATCGCATAATTCACAATCAAGAAGTGGCTCATATTGTGAAAATTCGCTCATATCTTGCAAGCGGATAAAATCAACTGTAATGGTTTGGCTTGGTATGGTCGGTTGGTTGGCTTGTAGTATGCTCGACGCTCTGCTTTCTAATTGTGCCGTTGTGGGTTTTGTCTCAAACTTATCCGATAAATCAAGGGGCACGCAAGACTCTCTGCCATTGTATGAGGGGTCGCTGGTTGACACCTTGTTTCCTATTACAGTTTGTGTTGCACCGTATTCATCCTCGCTCTTCCAAAAAGGAATTACGCTTGTATATGTGCTTTGGTAGTCGGTCTCATCGTTGAAGTCTAAAAGGTTTACTTTGTAACGGATCGTAAAGTTTCTTGTTTTGCCTCGATGAGCATACAAATATACATTGAATCCGTCCCACTTGTACTCACCGCCATAAGTGTCCAGTATTGAGCCCTCAACACCTCCAAGCATTTGTCTTACTGTTCTCGGTATTCCGTCGGCTGCTGACATATAGTTGGACGACGTGATGTCGGTGTTATATACAAACGGGTTAGCAGGTGTTGCGTTATTCTTTATGAGAGTAAAAGCGTCGGCAAGTGAATTGATGTTTGTGCCGTGTACCGTGTATCCTGATTGCCTATAAGATATATGTACTGCGTGAAATGTAACTATACCATTTATAGGCTTTGAATAGCTCACGATGTCGAACGGCTGAATGTCGCCCGTGTCATCGTGCGTAACGCCTATGATCCTACCGCATTGTATAAGGTCATAGTGTGCACCGTCGACGGGATATTCAAAGTCGCACTCATAAATGCCGTTTCGTTCCTCGGTTACGACACAAGAAATACAGTCCCTCAGTCGTCCTAACCCGTTTCTGTCAAATAATGTT